CCGCTTGCATGAGGTTAATCAGGAGTTGCTTGAGGCGTTGCAGAATTTATGTAAAGCGGCTGATAACGGTCATGTAGCGGATTATTCAAATTTGTGGGATGAAGCCAGAGCAGCTATCGCCAAAGCAACGGGAGAATCAACATGAGCCTACTGCCCTGCCCCGTCTGCAACAGCCCAGTCAAAATAGATTCAACGGCAGCATCCGAAATGTACGGCCACGCATGGCAAACGCTGTATGTCACTTGCACTCAAACAAATGACGAGCATTGTGCAATGAGTTTAAACCTTGAGGCCGATTTTGATTACATTGAAGATGCCTCTGAGGCGTTGGCTGAATGTTGGAACACTTTAGCGAGGAATAAAAAATGAACCGTGAACTATTACAAGATGCAGCGTGGGCATTAAAAGATTTAATTGCGGTATATCCTGAAACAGCGTGTATTGAAACCCGCATCAGCGCACAGAAAGTTATTGCAGCACTTGAGCAAGAGTTAGCCAAGCCTGAGCAAGAGCCAAACAAAGAATGGGTCGGGTTGCATGAATTTGAGCTTACAGGCATGACCTGTGAATGTGTGGACGATGGAACTTTTAATATGAAATGCGCCATTGATTTTGGTCGTGCCATTGAGGCCAAGCTCAAAGACAAAAATACAACAAATCAATAAATAGTTGTTGTTATATGATTATTTGATGTATAGTGTGTGTGTAGTTCAACTTAATTAGGTTCTTACATAAGGGGTATAAGATGGATCAGGTTCAGCAGGAAGTCAAATTTTGCATCAACTGCAAACACTTCAAAAACGACAAATATAGTCTGTCAAAGTGCAACCGACCAATGGGCATTAGCCTGGTCTACGGCACAGAACAATTCAAAGATAGCAGCGCAGCAGCAGAGCGTACTTATGACCATACTGGTTGCGGTACTCAAGCTAAATACTTTGAACTGAAAGAAGAGGTCTAACCATGTCCCAGAGCCAATGGATTTTACAGGCTCTGGAGCAACGCCCCTTAACGCCCCTCGAGGCGTTACATGGGTGCGGATGTTTCAGACTAGCCGCTAGGATTAAAGAGCTGCGCGAACAAGGCCATGACATCAAGACTAAATCACTCATATTGCCTGACGGCAAAATTGTGGCGCAATATCATCTAGAAAGTAAACGCCCACAGCATTGCGGTACAGGGTTCTGTTCTTGTATTGAGTGCATTTATAAGGGTGACCAATGAAGATGCGCTATTACCGTAAACAGTTCTGGTATTTTCCTGAACTCGGCGTTTTTATGAAGTCGCATACACGCAAAGTTATTTTCCGCAAAGTTAGTTACTTTTTTTAAAGGTTCAACATGAACAATCAAGACGATTTCGCACCTGAAGTACGCAACAGCGCCTGGTGGGCGAGTGATACTAGGCAAGCTGCCAACGGTCGTGCTATTGACCAAATCCTGATTAAACAAGGTAAGCAAGACGCGCCAGACTTGTCTGAGATCGAAGCTGTGCAGATGGGCCATGTGATGCAGCCAACGATTCTTAGGCTTGCTCAAAACGCACTCAAAATGGAAGTGAAAGATGCAGATTATCAACTTACCCATCGTACTGAGCCATGGTTTCGGAGCCATTTCGATGGAATTTCTGCTGACGGATCAACCCTTGTCGAAGCCAAAAACTACAACGCTGCCACACGCAATAAGTACGACTTTGAACAGGGTCGCATCCCGCCAGCGGACTATGCACAGTTGGTTCACGAAGCAGCGGTACATAACGTCAACAAAGTTTGTTTTGCAGTCTTATTCGGCGGCCAAGAGTTCAAGCATTATGTCTTTGAAATTTCGGAACAAGAAAAGACAGAACTCATCCAAAAGATGGCCGTTAACTGGTCGCACGTTAAGTTAGGTACGCTGCCGACACCTGAAACAGTCGATCAGACGAAGCTTGTCTATCCAGTAAGCACCGCTGGCGTGATTACAGCCACTCAGGACGTTGAACACGCTATCGAACAACTAAAGGTACTCAAATCCAAAATAAAGGAGTTAGAGACCGTTTACGAAGGTTGGGAAGTACAGATCAGAAACTATATGACTGATAACGAAGAAATCAGAAGTATTGATGGCTCGACGTTAGTGAGTTGGAAGTCATCTAAGTCTAGTGCACGGTTTTCAGCAGAGTTGTTCAAGGCCGCTATGCCAGATATTTACAAGCAGTTTGTCATTGAATCACCAGGCTCACGCCGTTTCTTAATTAAATAAGGGGATAAAAATGAATGATGTTGAACAATACACAGCATTAAATGAATTAAACAATAAGGTGCAAGAGTCTTATGAACGAGGTTGCGAAGACGGTCAAGCGTTTGAACGTCAGCGAATAGTGCCTTTGATTGCAAAAATTAAGGACATGATGATTGCGTTAGACGAAGTTAAAAGTGCGAACGATGTACATAAAGACACGAAAGATTTATGTATTTTGTTTAAAAAAGATTGTCGTGTTTTGTTGAGTATTGCTTTACAAGAATCAGGGGAGTAAATATGAGCAACATCGTACCGTTTGCAGATATGCAACAGATGGCTAAAGCTATCGCTGATTCTCGATTATTCGGTTTAACCGACATCAATCAGGTGTTAGCACTTGGCATGGTCGCACAGGCTGAAGGACACGCCTTTGCTACCGCAGCCCGTGATTATCACGTTATTCAAGGCCGTCCTGCACTTAAAGCCGATGCAATGATGGCTAGATTTCAGGCCGCTGGCGGTAAAGTTAACTGGGAGGTATATACAGATGAACGTGTCACAGGGACTTTTAGCCATCCGAATGGTGGATCTCTTTTGGTCACTTGGACTATTGACCAGGCCCGAAGTATTGGACTTGTTAAACCAGGCAGTGGGTGGCAAAAATTTCCACGAGCTATGCTCCGATCACGCTGCATTAGCGAAGGCATTCGATCAGTTTACCCAGGCTCTGTTACCGGATTCTACAGTCCTGAAGAAGTCCAAGACTTTGAACCCGTGAAAACAAAGGATATGGGACGCATTAAGCCTGAACCTATACCAACTATCACCAATGATGGCGAAGTCGTCTTAGGCGACGTTTTAGACGCTCCTGAAGCCGATTATGGTGATGTTGCCGCGCCTGAATTACCGCTCTATGTGCCAGGCACCGATAAACCGCACCAATACGTTTACGATAATGAAGACTTTATTCGTGAATTCGGTAATTTGTGCGACAGAATCGGGAAATCGAAAAAACTTGATGCGGGGGAGAGGTTTGAGAAATGTAAGGCTTTAGCCCGTGCCAATCAAGATTTTATTGACAAGATGACTGAAATCCAAAAAACCGTACTTAACCGCATGATCGCAACAGCAGGAGAAACCGTATGACTAGCCACATTCCAACCCCTGGCAAGGGTGTTATCTTCCAAAATTCTAAGAAGACTACAGAGCGGCATCCAGATTGGAAGGGTCAGCTCTTAGTCACCAAAGACTACAAGGTGGGTGACACTGTCAAGTTCACAGGGTGGACTAAGCAATCAGCCGTGGGTCAACTCATCGCTATCGCTGAAGACACCTTTGTGCCCGACCCACAGTGGCGCGAGAAGCTAGAGGCCAAGAAGAAAGAGGAGCACGCCGGCACCTATCCGCGCGAGGTCAAATCATTTGATGATGATGATTCGGTACCATTTTGATGCGACACGTTTTACATCTACCCTACCCGCCAAGCATTAACAACTACTGGATCGCTAGTGGCCATCGCAGGTTTGTATCCAAGCGTGGTCGTGACTTTAAACTAGCGGTACAAGAGTATGTTGCACTGCACCAATTAGAATCTTTTGGTGGGGCGGGAGTGGAAGTTGATATTGTCATCAGACCACGGGATGCACGCTTGATGGATATTGACAACTCTATCAAGCCTATTCTTGATGCGTTGCAAGACGCAGGACTGTTTGACAATGATGCACAGGTATCAACTGTGACTTGCCACAGGGGTCTTGTAAAGAAGGGCGGTGGCGGTTGCATAGTGATCGTCACCAATGAAACACCACGCATAGAAGAAGTTTAATCAACCAATAAGGTTATACAAATGTCTAGTCCTAAAATACTCATCGCCACCCCTATGTACGGTGGCCAGTGCGCGGGTTT